ATGTCGTTAGTGTGCTATTGCTGACAGGAACAAGCATATCAATAGTACATACGCTGCCATACACCGGACTGTATAGGTCTTCCTGCTCTGATGCCTTCCATTCTATTTGTATGCCATTACGCGCAATATCAAACGATGAATCACTACCTGAGTAGGTAGTATCATATATTGACGCGTTGTATTGCGTGCCGTTAGGCGCTATTCCGATTCCGTATAACCTCAGTCCCATTTAGAATATGCGTTTTTGCTTTGATTGTGCCTTTTCCAACACCAAAACCAAATCAGTACCTCTTACGGTAAATTCGCCTGAAATATTGGCCTGTGAATTGATGCCTTCAAGTGCGCGATTAGTTCGGTTATTGGATAGTATCTGTGAGCCGCGCGGTACGTTCATAAGTTCCGGGCCTTGTTCGCCAACAAGTGCCATGCCGCCGGGCGCAAATTGCGTACCGCGTGCAAATGGTGTTGCTGCTATCATAGCTATTTGTGCAGCGCCCAAAGCGCCCTGAGCAATTGCCAAGGGTAAACCAATCGGAAAACCAAATTCGCTGTATGTCTTTGTGATGGCAACTGCTGTATTCATTGCAGCCTCTGCCATTGCAAACGCCTTCTTTCGTTTGCCAGCCTTTTTTTGCAGTTCTTCACGCTTTGCCTCGTATTCCGCTTCAATAGCCGCCCGCTTTGTTGTGCTGTCGCCTGCCGCCGCAAGTTGTGCTTTATAACTCTTCTCAAGTGTAGCAAGCTGCCGCGCCTCAAATGCCCCAAATAGTTGATCGAGCGCATAAACAGCATCAACCGCTAATTGTGACCATTGTTCTTTTAGTCGCTCCTTTTGGTTTGCCTGTTGTTCAAGTTGCTTTTTGTAAAACTCGTTTGCTGAGCTTTGTATGCCGGAAAAATCCGGCGCTTCCGGCTGATTTTCACTTTGTACGCTTGTTGGCGTTGGAAGCGTTGGCAATTGCCCAAAATTAGGTATAGGCTTTGACTGTATTGACGCTGTTTTTTCCAGTTCGTCATTCAGTTCCTTTTGCGCCTTCGTGTTCTTTTTGGTTCCTTCCGTTGCGCCGTCTGTGACCTGCTTAAATGTGCTTTTGGCTGTTGTTGCCTTATTTACCGCCTCCGAATTGAGTTTATACAAGAGCGAGTTTTGCCGCAATTCGTCGGATTCCATCTTTAGCCCTGTAAGGTCGCTAAAGTCACGCGGCGGCGCTGCTTTGATTACACCCTGTCTTACTTGCTCCTGATAGATTACATTTTTAATTGCGTTGAACTGCCTTTGCAGGGCATCTACCTGTTCATTTGCCGCTACCAATGCGCCCGCCTCGTCACTTGTTGCGCGGCCTACGCTAACCATGTAGTTGTACGCCTTCTGTGCTTTAGTTTTAGCCTCAAGCGCCTTTTGCAGTTCTTCGTCAATCTTGATTAGTTCGCCCTCCGCGCGCTTAGCGCGTGCTGCCATTACAAGGCTATTGACGTATCCATCATAAGCGCCTGTTAACTTTTCGACTGATAGCTTTTCAATATCAAGCTGCCCAAAGTATTCAGGGCTAATCTGTTTCAGTTTTTCAAGCGCGGAAATCTTGTTTTCCCTTCCCTGATTTTCGTCCTTAAGTATTTCAATGAGTTGCTGAACCTGTAACCGTTCCGCTGCCGTGTCTGACTTCGCTTGCTGCGTCAGTTCGTTAACCTTTGCAAGCGCCTTTTCCGATGCCGTTAATTCGCGATTGAATAGGCCCATGTTGTAGGCCATTGTACCAATTGCCACCGCTAAACCAATTGCAACGAAAGCCTGTGTTGCGGGCGTTAACGCTATAAATGCTGCCCGCTGAAGTCCTAACCATTTCGTAAGGTCTTGAACCTTCGGAAGTAATTTGGCCCACACGCCTGTAAGCACAGACGAAACAAGCTGAATATTTCCGATGGTTTTCGCGATTGGGCCGATTGCAATCAGGAACGCGCCGAAATACAGTATTGCGGATTGAACTGCTGGATTGAGGCTGCTAAAAGCCGCTGCAACGTCACCGAGCCATACGGCAAAATTTGTCAGGTTGCCCGTTACGTTGAACGCCTTTTCAATTGCAAGTCCGACCTTGCCCAAAGATATTTGCAGTTCATCAATTACGTTTGCAAGGTTGTTTTTTATGCCGCCGCCCACACGCGGAAGTTCGGATGCCGCCGCCGTTATCTGAGTAACGAAATCCTTTGCGCTGATGCCCATATCACGCAATGCCTCAACACTTGACGTGCCAAATGCTTTCTGCATCAACTGACTGATTACTGGCATATTTTCAGAGATGATTGATATATCTTCTTGAAGGATTTTTCCTTTAGAAATCATCTGCGAAAATTGCCGCGTCACGCTGTCGAACTCTTGCGCTGTGCCACCTGTTGACGCTATCGCATTACCCAATTGCGTAATGATGCCCCGCGCTTCGTCGGCTGCAATTCCGACCGATTGCAACCGGATAGATGCCCTTACTGATTGCTCAAGTCCTAATCCCGGATTGCGGCTGACTTCTGTCAGTTTTTGCAGTTCTTCAGACGCTTTAGCCGCGCTTCCTGTCTGTGATTGAAGCGCCAAAGTGAGCGATTCCAAATCGCCCGCCGCCTTAATTGCTGATGCGCCAAAAAGGCCCAAAGGCAAGGTCAGGCCCGTCATCATTTCATTACCTACCTTAGTAAGTCTGTCGCCCGCACGGCGCAGGGAGCGCTCCGCCTGACCGAGCGCTTTTTCATCGAAAATCAGACCAAGTCTGACATTTAAATCTGATGCCTTTGCCATGCTTGTTACGTTTAGGTTTTTTGTGCTGCCTGTTTGGCGGCCATGTGTTTTGCGTACATTTCAGGATTTGTCCGCTTTAGAATTTCATCGGCTTCAGCGTCGAACTTGTCAAATTCAATTCGCTCCGCTTCTGTAAATTCATCCAGTTTTTTCAAGTCCGGTTTTGCATCCCAATCGAACGGGAGTAACTGTGACGGACGTTTTAGCCTGTTTTTGCTATCAACTGTTTTCGCCACAACAAAGGCAATATACCGCGTCTGCTCCCATTCATTGCGGAATTTCTCTGCGTGCGCTTTTTGCCGGAATGAAAAGAATGCAGGCGTTGATTCCCAAAACTCCTCTTCTGTCATTCCGATTTGTGCCGCGTCCTTTAACAAGTCAGCCCAACCCGGACGCTTTACGCTTCCGCCGTCGGGCCTGCTACGTTTTTTTCTTCTTCAGATGTTTCGCCGCTGTTAAACGACTGCTCAAACATCTTCATCACTTCGGGTAGTATGTCCTGTGAACTTGTCAACCATTCGGCAACAAGGTACTTGTCAGCGTCGAATGTCTGCCTGAAGTACGTTGCACCTCTGACAAGTCCGGCATGAACGAGATCCACCATGACGCGAACAGATGGAGCGCCCTGAGCGAATGTTGCCATGTCGCTTAGTGCGCTCCTTCCGGTTTGCTCTTCGTAAATATATAAGGCCGCCATATCAAAACGAATAGGGCGGTTCTTTCCTCCAATTTTAACCTGCCTATTCATATTTACGAAATGGTTGCTTCACTTAATGCGCCTGTGCCTTGAAATTCAGCATCCCACGTAACCGCCTCATCGTTGCCTGAAGAGTTAAGGTTGAGGGATGTGATGATAGCGGAACCGCTGTACTTCTTGTCGCCTACCGTGCCCGTCTGAAAGACGATTGCAACTGCCGTGCTGTTGTTCCATGAACTGTAAAGTTCCTCAAAGCCATTCGTTGCGGAGAAGTCGAGAAGGCCCGACACAGATGCAGTCCATGACTTTGTGCCAGCAAGGTATTCAGCGTTTGCGGCGCTGTCTTTGCAGGTGGTTTCAAAAGTGTTGGTTGAAAGGCTGATTGATGCGTCAACCTGACAAGTGAAGGCTGTTGGCGTAGCGCCCGAATACAGCTTCATGTTTTTAGCTAATACTGTGGCCATGTTTAGCGTTTGTTTTTAGTGAAAAAACCCGATTTCTCAGGAGCGTATGTAACTGAAACAACTTCCGTACTGGCTGTTGTAGTTGCTGATGGTGGTACGCAAAAGGTTTCGACATTTGCCGTCGGTTGGTACTTGCGTGACTTCGTGCCTTCCGGTACTGTTTCTGCGATGCCCTGAGCGATTAGAGCGTTGCAGGTTGGTTCGTCGTGTTCTGCGACCGTACCGGCCCCGAAACCGTTTGCGTCTGTGATGTAGCGTATTTTCATGCTATCGGTATCCTGATGCCCAAGCGGACGAATTAGACATTTGCCCCGCTCTGTTGGCGTTTGAAAGTTTGTTTTGTAGGATTTGAACAACTGCACGTTGTGCCGCCGGGCCTGCCGCCAAAATAGCCGATTCAACAAATCGCTTTCCAGGTCTTACTTTGCCGTTTGACATTTTAACGTCGTTGTTTGAGAAGTGCAGGTAATAACCGTCATTCGCGCCGCTTCCGGTATTCGCTCCGACAATTTGCGCATACTTCACGCGCCGCAACTTTGTGAGCGTCTTGATTGACTTGCGAAGATTGCCTGGCCTGTATGTAGCAACTACCACTCCGCTACCTTTCGGCATCCGCTTGAATAGCATACTTTTGCCTGACTTGTAACGCTTATGTACACGCGCTCCGACTGGTGTTCTTCCTTTTATTGCCGACGCTAAAAAATCAGCAGGGCCTTTCAAGTCTGACTTGATTGTTTTTGCGATCTGCGAATTTAGCGCCCTTAGGCTGCTGATAATAGCGTTAACTTCCTGCTGTGTGTTCATTATATCAATTGCGTGTTATGAATTGATATGTTGCCGTCCGGCTCAATGTCATGCTGTCGGCATCCATGCCGTCAATAGAGCCGACATACTTACACGCTTCGACTGTTACACCACCCGCTGCGCCTGCGACGAAATCAAGTGCATTCCTGACTGCCAAATCAACACTATCAAGCGCCGAATATGCGTCCGCCCCCTGTGAAGCATCGGCCCAAAATGTAAAGGTGACAGTTGCCGTGTCGTGATCGGCTTTTTTGTCCTTCATTGCGTCCGTTGGCCTATTCTCTACCGTGTACGCAATTGCAGGAAGTGCCGCCTCCTGTGCGATGAAAACAGGATATATCCGATTGCCAACAAGTGCCGTGACGGCGCTTGTGGCTGCTAACTTCGTGTATATGTATTGCCCTACTTTCATGCCTGTTTTTGTGCGAAAATTAGGATTGACGCTTTGTAATCCGGCTTCTGAAAATACAATATGTCGTAATATTCAGAATCAAACACAATGCGCATTTTTTCAGTCAAAGTGTCGCGGTATGCAATGTCGAAAATAACAGACGTTTGCGCGGTAGGTTGGTCATTCATCATATCTTCCTTACTGCCGCCTTGCCGGTATGACACCTTTGCCCAAATTTCGCAGTTCTTCTCCCAGGTTATAACTTCCTGACCTGAAGCCCCGCGTGAAGAAATAGGCTGCTCAACCCTTATACGCCATCTGCGCTCTCCTATTTGCGTTTGCTTTGCCATGTGTTATATCCAACGCTTTAAGGGTTGCAATAAAACGTCTGACATTGACATACCTTCTTCGCGGCTGTCCTCTCTGTTCGTGTATGCCCGCGCAATTCGTGCGAGAAGTCCGGCTGTGACGTTTGGCGGCAAAGCGGACGGGCCTGCACCATAACCTGCCGAATACGTCACAATCACAGCGTCCGGCCTCTTTGCAAGTTCTGTCGGCCAAAAATAGTCAGGCTTCAGGGTGATGTTTGCGCCGCCGGATGAAACGGTAAAATTCCACTCAGTTGATGCCCACGTTTGCAGCGTGTTGCCGTCATCGTAATATTGAATTGATGTAATTGAATTGACAGGGCCAACACCCGACACAAACAGCGTATCGGTTGAATATTGCGGGAATCGGCTGTGGTGTTCAACTACTGTTTTATTCAGTAGTGCGCATTGATACTGTCTTTCAATTAGCGAACATTGCGCCTTGATCTGCATTATCAAATATTCGTCATCATGCCGAAGGTCATCCATGCGAAGTTGCATCCGCACCGCCTCTAACGATACGGGAAGTTCGGCGCTTTCGGCGCTGATACTGTGACCCGTGTAATATTTCCCGTATCTGTATTCCATGACTACTTATTAGCAGGTTGTTGTTTAATGAGCCACCTTTTGCCGTCTGCCTGTATATACCTGTCACCTGAAATCCTGAAAAAGTCTGTGAACGTGCCGGATGTAGGATAACCATTCAGCCTGATAACAGTATTTGCAATGGGCTGCGCTGTGCGGAAT